CCTCATTGCCCTCCCGTACCACGAGGTCAAGATTAACCTCGACATTCGCCCCATCGACGAGTGCTTGTGGGCTGTTGGCTCTATCACTGCCCCCAGCGGCAACCAGAAGCTCAACGCCGCTTACAACCAGTCCCTGGTTGCTGCCTCCCTCTACGTCGACTACGTGTTCTTGGACACCGACGAGCGCAGGCGCATGGCCCAGAACCCCCACGAGTACCTCATCGAACAGCTCCAGTTCACTGGTGATGAGTCCGTCGGTTCCTCCTCCAACAAGATTAAGCTCAACTTCAACCACCCCGTTAAGGAGCTTATCTGGGTTGTCCAGCGTGACGCCAACGTTGACTACTGCTCATCCCTCGATGCTGGCAACGTTTTGTTCAAGCTCCTCGGTGCTCAGCCCTTCAACTACACTGACGCTCTTGACGCTCTTCCCAATGCTATCCACGCGTTCGGCGGCCCCAAGTCCGTTTCTGGCGCTACCGGCTTCATCGGTGCCGACGGCCTCTTCGATCAGGCTGGCGCCATCGACGTCACTGCCCCTAACGCTAACCATTACTGGGCTACCAATTCCGCTACTTACATGGGCAACCTTGGTGCTGTGGCTGGTGATGTCGAGTCTGCTCTCTCTGATGCCGGCACCTTCGTGCTTGCCGAGACCGCTCTTGACATGCACTGCTGGGGTGAGAACCCCGTCGTTACTGCCAAGTTGCAGCTTAACGGCCAGGACCGCTTCTCTGAGCGCGAGGGCACCTACTTCGACCTCGTTCAGCCATGGCAGCACCACACCCGCAACCCAGACACCGGTATCAACCTGTACTCCTTTGCCCTTCGCCCCGAGGAGCACCAGCCATCTGGCTCTTGCAACTTCTCTCGTATTGACAACGCTACTCTTCAGCTCGTGTTGTCCAATGCCACCGTCGAGGGTACCAGCACTGCCAAGGTCCGCGTGTTTGCCACCAACTACAACGTTCTTCGTATCATGAGCGGTATGGGTGGTTTGGCTTACTCCAACTAAACAGCTAAACAGCGTTTCAATCGTAATTCAATTTTTTATAAACTAAAAAAAAATTGAAATGTTTTTGCGTATATGCATTGTAGATATGGATTGTAGAACCAATACCAATACCAATGACGACTTCAATGGAATCAAACGCAAGCGATTACTGGACTTTTACCGCTGAGTCGGTTGATGGAGTCGCTCGCAGTATCAACATTTTATTGAAGAATATAAACTACAAATGTCGAGCATGCGGACTGTGTCTGGTGGCTGCACCAACACTTTGGATTGGCACTTTGAATGGCGATGAGCACTCCTATGGGCTTAGAAGGTACCAGGGAATGGAAAAAGAATGTATTGCTTCCGCAGCCATTCGTGAACTTGTTTCGAATTCAACACCAAAATGCCAGCAGTGCAGTGTTGTTGCTGAAAAATACAAAAAAGAAGGATGGTAAGTAATTGTGTAGGTGTGTGTGGTGTGTGTCAGACTAACACTTTTTTATTTTTCATTTTTTATTTTGTATTTTGTATTTTGTATTTTGTATTTTGTATTTTTTACCTTTTTTATTTTTTTACTCTAATATTCAGGCACGTGTCGTTTGAATAAACATCCGTGCGGCGTGATTCCAACCAGTTCGCGTATAACGGCGGCGCTTTGAAAATCACACGTGGCCAGCCATATTTTTACAATACAAAAGTTTTTTTTGGGAGAAATGGTAATTCCATTCACGTGCGGCAGTATCGCTTGCGTGTTGGATATTGTCTCACCAACAATGGAATACGTTAACTGTTTCCAGCTGAAAGGGACATCTGCATTTGCTATCTTGTACGAAAAACACCCGCCGGTTCGGTTTCGCGCATCTTCCCAAATTGGCGATATACCAGTACGCATCAAAAAAAGCATGCAGTTTGTAATGAGTTTGGGAGGCAGCATTTCAGTAATTGCGACCGCTCCTTCTACAGTGTTAAACTGGCAAATCTTCGTATAACTGCTTAACGTCCAATCTGTATCATGCGGTAAATGCGACCAAAGCGTCCAACTCCCAGACAGCGAATGAAAGTTACTCGCAGTGTCCTCCATGATTGGGGTGGTGGTGGTGATTGTGGTCGTGGTCGTGGTCGTGTTTGCGTCTCGTTGTTTTTCACTGCGCTTCATTGTACTTGAGTATGCGTGCGTGTCCAAATCCAAACCCAAACCCAAAAAAATACTTTTTACTGGTTTATACGATACATAACTATTTTTCTTTTATATTGATTTTTCATAATAAAAATAAAAATAAAAATAAAAATAAAAATGAAAATGAAAATGAAAATGAAAATAAAAAGTAAAAGTAAAAGTAAAAGTAAAAGTAAAAGTAAAAGTAAAAAGTAAATAAAATTGAGATTTACTTTTTGAAAGCATGAATACTGAAGCAAATACAGACATGGGCGCGTGTTTACCAAAACCAGAGTTACCAGTTGAAACTCTTGAGCAACGGCTTCAAGCCATTGACCTTAAAACAGTTCCCAAAGTTCCCCTTCAAAATCAGTTCGCATTGGCCAGAATTGAAGACGTCTATGATGGAGACACGGTAAAAATTATTGTTCTGTTATCTGACACGCCCGTAAGATTTTCGCTGAGAATTCTCGGAATAGACACGCCCGAAATAAAACATGGTGAAGGCCGGCTACCGCAAGAACATTTGGCCGCAGTAAAAGTGAGAGATTATATGAAATCCCTCTTTTCCAGCAACATTGCCAAAGTGCGTATTAAAGACTGGGACAAGTACGGTGGCAGAGTATTGGGCGAACTGTTTCTACCAACCGGTGAAAGCGTGTCCGATATACTTATTAGCGGCGGATGGGCTCGACCTTACAACGGGGAGAAAAAAAAGGCATGGACTTTCGACGACCTGTCCAAACCGCCGTTTGTTTAAATTTCGTTCATGCGTCATTCGTCATTCGAACATGTCCTCTACGATGTCTTTCAGGTGGTCCATGTAACTGCGTTTGAACGCAATTTGTTTACATAAATTGTCGCATACCGACAAACTTATTTCAAAATTGGTAAGTGCTTTTGATATTTTCATGTTGTATTTCAAAAGCGTGTAATTGAGTAAACACATATCTTTCGCAGTGAAACATGTTAACGTCTTATCTTTCAAAATTTCATTAAATATTGATGAAAGGGATTCATATATTTTACTTTTAGTGTCATTATCAATACAAACAACTGAAACAACTGAATTGATAGAAGTGCACGGCTCAATGTACTCCTCAATAAAAATTCGAGCCAATTCATTAGGGTTTCTTTTTAGCACCTGCTTGAACAAGTCGAATGATATGTTTTGCTCGTGTGTGGTTATACCACTCATGATTCCAAAATCCAGTATACCGACTTGAAATCTTGGATTTGAATTTTGGTCTGAATTTTGGTCTGAATTTTGTTTTTCTTCATTTTCTATAAACAAAACATTTCCAGGATGCATATCGCAGTGGTAAAATCCGTCCAGGAACACAGTTTTTATGAGTCCTTTTGCAAGTATAGTGCAATATTCATCCTTTACATCATTGGACAACTCCTCCAGTTTTTTACCAATAATTCGTTCCATCACAATCACGGTATCAAACTCGTCCGTAAACTCTTTGAACACCATCGGGATTTTAATAATTCGCGTATTTGTTTTTTGAAAATTGTGGTACATTTTCGATATGTTTTCCACTTCGGTGTGAAAGTTTACCTGACTCAACATCATTTTTTTTTGTTCGTTCAGAATGTCATGCAGATACAAATGCTTGAATCGTGGAAACAGATGCAGTATTCCAATCAAGTAGCTGAAATCATTGATAGCCCACTTAATTCTTTCAAGCATGTTTGACCGTAAACACTTTACAACAATCGGAAGCGTCTCGTTGTTATTGTTGTTATCGTGAGTTGTAAGTGTACCATAAAAAATGAGAGATACCGACCCAGTTTTATCCGGTACGTAGTCAGTATTTGTTTCAGTATTATTTTGGTTTCGTTTTTGAATGGTAAGAGTGTATCCTTTTTTTTCAGCAAACGTTATTAACTTGTCCAATTTTTCGCTGTTAAGTTCATTCTTTTCATATTGAACCGTGTCGGTATACTGAATAAAAAATGCCGCCAAATCCTCGTCGTATATTTCTGAACTGTATGCAAGTGCTTGAAACATTTTTGTGTAATAAATATTTTTTTTGGACAACCTTGTTGCAATGTTTTTTACCATGGCATTGAATGGTTTTGTACTTGTCGTTGTGGTTGCAATTGTCTTCACCTTGTACTTGACATATTCGAATGAAATAACGCATCCAGTGTATAAAACAAAGTATATACCAGATAGTACCGACGTAAACCAGTTCATGTTTTAAATTAAATTAAATTAAATTAAATAACGATATAGCTTTGTATCTAATTATTTATTTATGTTTTTTATATTTTTAAAAATCAAATAGATAATTATTGTCGCATTTTACCTCATTTCATGGCTTCAATAAATGTTTTTGTTCTCGATAGCACTTTTTTCATGATAATTCCTAAATTATGTTCAATATAGGAGGGCTGTTCAACAGTTGGAACGGGTAAACTTAACATGAACTGAACCCGTACTTTATCGGGCGACAGCAATGACATGCAAAACACGGCGGATGCATCCTTGATTTGTTCAAGTGAGCTGGAATTCCGCTGATAACTTGAGTTGCAAGGCGGTGCAGTCTCTCCTTCAAACACGTAATTTTCTCCGGACCTTGTAAGCTTTATTTGTAACGACATGTATCGCTGTTTCATTCCAAAGTCTTCCCCTTTTCGTTTAAACAGCATTATCATGTTTGCCTGATTAGGGTTTGACTCGTTTTCATCTAGTGTTAACGCTTCAATCGCATCGGCTCGGTTTACTTCAAATATCAGCTTAAAAATGTTAAAATTACAAAACCGCTCCATACTTACCGTCTCATTGGGGTTGTACATTTCAAAATCAATCAAAAATGTATTTTTTACATTTTGGGTTCCGGGCGAATACCGTTTGTATTTCAATATCACTTGGTCTTTTGAACATAACACCTTGTACTTTGGTTCTTGGTTTGGTTCTGACGTCATGACTATAAGTACTACTTGAATATAATTTATTTTACTTTAACTTGTTTTAATTTTTAATATTTGATTATTGTATTATAAAATGACCCGTTTTTCAAAAACGCGAACGACAAAAACAAGGCAAAAATCAAATAAACTTCGCAAAACGCTCAAAAGTCGCAAAACGCTTTATAGTCGTAAGCTTACACAAAAACATTTCGATACTGGGTCCACACGAGCCGATGTTAGCGGAGTCATTAAATTGAAACTGGTGGGTACCCCGCACGAAATTGGTTATGCGCACGGTAACCTTTTAAAAAATGAAATCGCTGAAATGTTGGCCATGTATCAGTTTTACATCCCGTACAAGTACGGCCGCCCAGTAACATTTTTTATCAAATTGGCATGTGACTTTTTTTTACCGGTCGTTAAAGGGCGGTATCCGGAGATTTATGCCGAGATGAAAGGAATCGCACAAGGTTCCGGGGTTCCAGTTCATCATATTGTGTTTTTGAATAGCACCCTCAGCTTGGACTACTTGTACAAAAATTTACCGGCTGTACTGAAAAAATCGACCTATACCATTCAAAAAAAATATCGTAACTTTATGCACAACAACCACAACAGTCGCAATACCAATACCAATAATACCAATAATAATAATAATACTTCTGAACGGTGCACTGCGTTCATTGCAACCGGGTCGTATACCACCGACGGAAACATTGTTTGTGCCCACAACACCAACGGTGACTACATTGAAGCCCAGTACTACAACGTTATTGCAGAGGTTCATCCCAAAACGGGGTACGCGTTTACCATGCAAATGGCCCCAGGATACATTTTCAGCGGCAGCGATTTTTTTGTCACCGGCGCAGGAATTGTTGGCACAGAAACCACTATCAAGGGGTTCAACGCTTACGAGCACCGAGACCCCATATACTGTCGCATCCGCCGGTGCATGCAGTACGGGGACACGTTGGACGACTACATTAACATTCTGGTAGCCAATAATTCGGGAGACTATGCGTGTGCCTGGTTGTTTGGGAGTATTAAAACGAAAGAAATTGTGGCGCTCGAGCTGGGACTGAACTATCACAACCTACGACGCACAAAAGACGGTGTCTACATTGGCGTAAACGCTGCATACGACCCGCGCATTCGTAACTTGGAGTGCGGTCCCGAGTCGGCCAACGAACACGGCGACATTCGAACATCGAATTGGGGAAGACACGCCCGGTTGACGGAAGTGCTGCAGTCCCAGCGCGGTAAGTTGAACATGGTAACCAGTTCCAAAATACTAGCAGACCATTATGATGTGTACTTGAAAAAAGTGCATCCATCCGCTCGCAGCATTTGCAAACACTGCGAACTGGATGACGCGAAAGAGTCGCCGTCGTCATCTGAAAAACCGTTCATGCCAAACGGAAGCGTGGATGCCGCAGTGGTGGATGCAACAACCGCGTCTAAATTATCGATTCTGTTTCGGTTCGGAACTTCGTGCGGAAAAGCGTTTCATAAAAACGAGTTTTTTATGAATCATCCGCAGTGGAGTGAACTGTTTTCATACGTGAAAGATAGACCGACTCAGCCTTGGATTAAAATATAATACACATAAATAAAAATAAATATTAAAAAAACAAATAATTATATTCATCAAACATCAAATATCTCATGTCTGCTGAAAAGTTCGGAATCATTATAACGCGTCACATGTCATCCACTGAGTCTGCAATGTACTGGAAGTTCTGCATAGACGCGGTTCGTGTCCATTACCCTGAACTTCCAATCGTGGTGATTGATGACAACAGCGCTCCCGAGTTTTTAACACCGGCGCTCAAAAAAGAGGAAGCCATCCTTCAAACACAAAAGTGTATATTCATTTACAGCATTTACAAAAAAAGGGGCGAGCTTTTACCGTACTATTATTATTCCATGTCGAACAACGAGTGGTTCGAGAACGCGCTCATTATACACGATTCGGTTTTTATAATGCGCCCATTTAACAACTTGAGTACCGTCTTTGATATTCTTGCAGACCAAGGGTTTTTATTTTTATGGCATTTCGATAGCTACATGTACGATGATAAAAATGATGAAATACAGTTAATCTCTCTTTTAAATGGTGGAGAAGACATATTGAACTCAGTTTACAGAAATACACTGCACTGGAGTGGATGTTTTGGCGCAATGTTATTTATATCGTATACCTTTCTCTTGAATGTAAGCCGAACTTATAATATGCCCGTCCTTTTGGGCCATATCCAAACCCGGCGAAACCGAATGTCATTCGAGAGACTCATTGGATGCACGATGATACACGCATCTTGGAACCAGAAACAGAACCAGACTCAGCTCACTGATTTGTCCAACTTACATAAATTGGGTTATCAAAAAGGAACCTCCTATCTGGGAAGCATACATAATTACTGCCCATGGGGAATACAGTTTAAACACGTTATACCTGAACTTCATCGAGCCTGCTACAATTCAAAGGAGTACCTTTCAAGTGAAACGAATATGCCAATTGTCAAAGTGTGGTCGGGTCGGTAGCTGGGTAGTCTAACATTCACACGTCGGGTGGGTGCAGTAATACTTTTGGGCTGGTAAAAACCCGTTGAATCCGGCAGTTGCAGCACTTATGGTGTACGCGCCCATGTCTTCGCTGTACACCCAGTCTCCCGGGTTGAGCTCAGGCAACATCCATGCTGTCACATGTGGGCCCAAACACCGTCGACTTGAACAGTGCAACCTCCTTGCCGGTTGTATCTTTTTCTTTTATCGTGTTTACCACTTTTATAGTTTTTAACGACCGTATTTTTGGAAGTACGTGGTCGTAATGAATGCAGTTATAAGAACTATACACTCCGTCGTTTATATAGTATTTGAATACCGACCCCACTTCTTTTTTTCCAATCACATTTGATACGAGTGTGTGACTGGATGATACCATATATCGCCCGGGTTCTGCAATAATTTGCAAATTTGGGTACTTGTCCGCGTGAAAGTGTTCATCAATTGCAGCGTTTATCGTGGTTGAAATGTCTTCAAATGTGGCTATGGCTATGGATTCACTTGAAGTTTGGATGCCTGGAAATCCTCCTCCAATGTCCAGTACTGTAAATGAAAATCCATGTTTTTCCGCATGTTGAAACACTGACGCGGCACTTTTTATTGCGTCCGCGTAGCTCTCCACTCCAAAACAATTGCTCCCAACATGAAAACTCACCCCTACCAGGTTGAGCATGCATGCTTCTGCGGTGTTGAATATTGGAGTCAGGTCACTTGCACTCGTACCGGCACCAAATTTGCTGCTGAACCGACACAAACTTTTACTGTCGTCAATTTTGATTCGAAGCAGCAGTTTTGCAGCAGGATGATGCAGCTTTATTTTATAAAGCTCATTGACGTCGTCAAACGTCATAAAGTCCACTGCAGCACTTCTGGCATATTTAATGTGGGTCGCTGACTTGACGGGATTTGCAAAAATAATTTTATCGGGGGATGCTCCAATTTCAATAACTTGACTGATTTCATTCTTACTTGCACAATCAAAACAACATCCCATGTTTAAAAGCGTTTCCAAAATCAGTGGGTCAGGATTACATTTGACGGCATAATATGGTGTAACTCGCGGCAAATGTTTTTTCCAGTTATGGTATTGCTGAACCACGCTTGTAAGGTTTATCACATAAAACGGCATGTCACTGTGTTGGTGTTTGTTCTTCAAAAAAAAATCTACCATGTCGATTGGCTGAATATCATGTTTATCAAAGCATTCTATTTCTTGTTTTTTTTGTTGTAACATTTCGATTTTTATGTTATTACAGTTTTTAATTTTTATTTAATTTTTATCATTTTTATTTCATTTTTACCATTTTTATTTCATTTTATCATAATACTTCCAAATCTTGCAAGTACCAGTACTCCATACCGCCTCCAGGCAGAGGACGGCGAATAATAAATGGCAACTTCTTTTCTTCCAGCTCTTTGAGCGCGATTGGATATCCGTCAACTATTTTTTCAGACGTGATGTTAATTTTTGAAGAAATGAACGGTTCTGCACCATTGTTCAGTTGTTTTGTACGAATCCCTAAAATTCTGGTTTTTTCGTACTTGGTAAGAATGGGCACCGTTCTGTGCAACGGGTCAACAATGGTTCCTATTTTGTTGCGAACCACTTTGGCCAGAGCGTGTATTTCGTCTTCCGTATGCGTGCTCGCCTCAGGATGTGTTTCCGTAATATAGTTTCTACGAAAATCCTGGTTTATTTTACGATAACGCGACTCTTCTGCATCGTCATTGTCGCCATCATCATCTTCTGCGTCGACCAACCTATCATCGTCATCGTCATCGTCATCATCATCATTGTTCGGGTTATTATTATCATTATCGTCATCGTCCCGATTGTCATCGTCATCCCGATTATCATCGACATCACCGTCATCGTTCGGATGTTTACCATCATTATTATCATCATCATCATCATCATCTTCAGCTTTAGTACTTTCGTCATCACTGGTACCGGCGTCGTCGGTATCGTTAACGTCGGGGTCGTCATCATTGTTGTCCGATGCTTCACTGTCACTGTCTGTATCACTTGTATCGTCATCTTCTTCATCATCCATATCATCACGTTTTGGACGCAACTTCAATGGCTCGTCTTCATCATTTATACTGGCGTAGTCGATTTTAACGTTCATGACGTCTTTTAATTATATGTTTATCTTTCTTTATACTTTATACTTTTTTTACTCAATTTTAAATAAAAAAAATAAACAAAAATAAAAATATTGAAACATTGAAATATTCTGAACTCCGTCAGTCCCTCACAAATTTTCAATTGCTGTTTTCTTTCCATGACAATCTCTGCAAAGCGCGACCAGATTATCAATATGGTTTGTTCCGCCATGTTCCAATCGCATAATATGGTCAACCTCGTACCAAGCCGGAAGTTGACGATTGCAATGGCCGCATTTCCAACCTTGTTGAGCAGCCACAAATTTTTTCTTGGTTTCGCTTACGCACCGTTTTGTTGAAGTTTTACCCGATGTTAATATTTTATTCTGTTTTTGATTAAGGAGGCCGGCTTTACCGCCACCACCACCGCCGGCCACGGCAACGCCACCACCACCACCAGCACCCCCGTTTATATTCGAATAATTTGAATTTTGAAATATCGATGTTTTGTTTGTAAAGTCCAGAAACGGGCTTAAAACATCGGCCGTGTCTTTGCTTACCGGCATATATTTTATAATGTCATTGGCGTGCATGAACATTGTGCGCGATTGGTCCGGGTTTTTTTTTGAAAACAAGTAAATCGACAACCCAACAAATGCAAACGTGGCCATTTTTATGTACTTTTGGGACGATTGTAAACTTTTCAGAAATTTACCGTCATAGTACGTGTTTGCAATTAAAAAAGCAGTAACAACAAATATAATGTACTCGGTTTTCATTTTCCTTTCTTTTCTTTTCTTTTATTTTATTTATTTTATTTTCCTTTTGCCTCTTTACTATACCATATCTATATTTTATTACTTATTATGTAAAACATAAGCGCCATACAACCCCGCCACTAAAATGGAAAAATAAATAAATTTTTGTCGATATTTCAGTTCATCCATAATCACTATTTTTTTGGGAACATAGTGCAGGTAGTACGCGTTGAGCGCTTCCGTCATGGTAAGCTCGTCTTTATGAATGGATGCATTTACTTTATTGTGTATAAAAACCACCCACTTCAAAAACGATTCTCGCGTATCTAAATACGGCGTTACTGGATATTTATCCAACAATACGCTGAACCGGTTACCAATTGCGTATTCCGGTAAAAAAAGAGGTAAATTCTGTATGAAGTCATAATACTTTTTACGCGTAACGCCATTTGCATGTTCTGGATATTTTACAGCCATGGTCATAAGCACAAACCAAAAGTGTGGCCCCCATACTTCAGCATCCAGAGTTTTGGGAAATTCCATATTATATATTATGCTGGTCCTTTGTTCCTTTGTTCCTTTGTTCCTTTGTTCCTTTGTTCCTTTGTTCCTTTGTTCCTTTATTTATTTATTTATTAAATAACTAAATAAACAGTACTTGCATGTATAGTAAAGCCAATAGAGATGAATCGCTTAGACAAAGGTGAAGAACCTTCTCCTCATTCTTCGCAAAGCTATCATTTTTTTTGTAACAACTGCGGAAAATATGGAAACCATTCGTACAACAACTGTAAATTTCCCGTAACCAGCATTGGACTGATTGCAGTTCGTCGGTCCTTAGATTTTCAGAACTTGGAGTTTTTGATGATACGCCGGAAAGATACGCTCGGGTTCGTGGATTTTATTCGAGGAAAGTACACGTTTTCAAACTACATTCACGTTAAAAACATTATTGATGAAATGACGCTGAATGAGAAGAACCGTCTTTTGAATTGTGACTTTAAACAGCTGTGGACGGAAATGTGGGGTAGCTATACAAATCATCAGTTTACGAGTGAAGAAATGCAATCGAGAGACAAATTCAATAAACTTAAATCGGGCGTATTTTTTAAAGGTTCTGCAACGTGCGTCACATTGCGCGAGTTAATAGACCGGTCTCTAACCCGATGGAAAAATGCGGAATGGGGGTTCCCAAAAGGGCGTCGAAACAATCAAGAGTATGACGTCGATTGCGCGTTGCGTGAAAACTTGGAAGAAACGGGATATCCAATAAAAAAAAATGACATTTTATCAAATATTGCTCCATTTGAAGAAGTGTTTATCGGGTCAAATTTAAAAAGTTATAAACATAAATACTTTCTGTCATTTATAAGCCATGACTTGCAACCCGTTACATCGTTTGAGAAGTCCGAAGTGAGTAAACTAAAATGGTTATCGTATGAAGACTGCATTCGAAAAATTAGACCATACAATACTGAAAAAATAAAAATGTTTAACCGAATCTATACTCTACTGACAACCGCATGTGTCGTGAAACATAAAAGCTGACTTAAATAATATTTTAGTATTATATATTAAGTATTTTTATTGTGTTTGATATACATTTTGAAGTGAAGTAAAGCGGACTGAATGGAATACCCTGCAGCCATATTAGAACCAATGTTAGAACCAGAACCAGAACCAGAACCAGAACCAGAACAAGTTATAAAACGAAGAGGGAGACCTAAAGGGTTTCGGGTAACCCAAGAAACAAAAGACAAGGCTGCTGCTACAAGAAAAAATAGAAAAACTTTAAGTATGACCATGGGCAACATGGTGTCACAACAAGAAGAAAGTGCAAAAAACCGCCAAAAAAAATGTAAAAACGGAACACGTAGAAATAAACGCACCGGTAACTGCGAAGACATTCTCCAACTCCGACCACCAGAGGTACCGTTACCGTTACCAGCACCAGGACCGTTACCTTTAAACCGAAAACGGTGTCCAAAAGGCAGTCGTAAAAACAAACAAACGGGATTGTGCGAACAAATCGTGATTAAAAACATACGGTGTCCAAACGGTACACGTAGAAATAAAGTTACAGGCAGATGCGAACCTGTGATTGTTGATGTTGCCGACGAGAGAATTGCGAATAATTATGAAATTCCATTCGACGAACACGAAGTATCGATAGCGTCGCTACCGTCGCTACCGTCTGAAGTTCCGTCTCCGCTCGAACTTGAGCCATCGCATGTTCAACAAGAACAACAAGAACAACAAGAACAAAAAGAACAACAAGAACAACCAGAACAACCAGAACAACCAGAACAACCAGAACAACAAGACCAACCAGAACAACCAGAACAACAAGAACAACCAGAACAAGTAGAACAACTTTATCCGGAACCAGGAAACCCAAAATTTAATGAAATCATCGCAAATAAACGAGAGTTTCATGAAGTGCGCCATGACAAAATGAATGAGTTTACGGTGGAAGAGTACGCGAACCGCATTTGTTCTGAAACGGAAACTAGCGTCTTTGAACTTGCACCACATCAATTGTTTTCCAGAAACTTTCTTTCCGCGCTTACACCGTACAAGAGCCTTTTGTTGTACCACGGTTTAGGAACCGGAAAAACATGTTCGGCAATATGTGTCGCGGAAGAAATGAGAGATTATATGAAAGAAATGGGCGTAAACAAGCGCATTTACGTGGTTGCAGCTCCAACCATTCGTTTGAATTTTAAACAGCAGCTGTACAATGAGTCCAAGATTGTTTTAAATCAAACAACTGGAGAATGGACGATGAATACGTGCGTTGGAAAAAAACTTTTAAAGGAGTTGAGAATCAAACCGGTTTCGCCCGATATAATTCGTAATTCCCAACAAGTAGGCCGTATTAAAGAATCTATTTTGGTTCGTATCAAATCTCTCATTCAGCGAACGTATTCTTTCATTGGGTACGAAAAACTTCGACTTGTAATTGAAGAGACCCTCTTTGGAAAAGGCACTGTGAAACGTCAA